CCGGCATGACCCTGCGCGACTACTTTGCGGCCAAGGCGATGCAAGGTTTCATGGTAGGGGTCGAAATGCCTCGCTTTGACAACATTGCAAAGGTTGCTTACGAGATGGCCGACGCCATGCTGGAGGCACGCAAATGAGCGGCCCGTACTTTGAAACCTGGGAGCGCGAGAATCTCGTCCAGTTCTGCAAAGAGGCTTACGAGAAGTTGCAGCGCCAAGAGGAAGAGTTGCAGCGGCTTCGGTTGCTGACGCACGATCGAGGAGACAAGCCATGCAAATAGCCCTAGCCCTGCTCACTCTATCCATCTTGATGCTAGTGCTGATCCCCGTCCTGCTGCATTTCTCCGAAGGGGATCTGGCCTTTAATCTCAAGTTTTGGGGCGTTGTTCTGTTTTTGCTTGCGGTGGTGGCGCTGTATGGGAGCTAACCACCGACAGCAGATCGTGCGTCAACTGCTGCGCGACAACCCCGAGGGGCTAACTGTTGCCCAGCTCACACAACTTGCAGGCACTGACAAATCGCACATCCACAGGATGATCAACACGTTCCCAGACGCATACATCGACCGATGGATCAAGCACGACAACTTCGTAACCGCCGTCTGGTGTGTTGTCGTACCGCCCGAGAACTGCCCTAGACCTAGTAGGAAAAAATGAGCAAACTTAAAACTGCAACCATCCCAGACCATCACAAGGTGCAAGCAAAGGCGTTGCTGAATGAAGCTATTGACGAGGAGCCAGACACCGTGATCGTGCTGTGTTTCTGGAAAGACAAGGGCCAATTCAAGATCAAGTCATCGACCGTACCAGACAGGCTGCAATTGATTGGTGCACTCGAAGAAGCAAAGATGCACATCGTTGAGAAAGGATATGCGACATGATCGATTACGCCTACCCCTGCATGATGGCCGAGAACGCCCTCAAAGACCTCCACAACGCGGCCATTGAAGGGCGCATGGACGATGCGCTGGAATACGCGCTGGTGGCGATGGCAGAGGCGCGCCTGATGTATCAGGCGTTACGCCATATGCAAGGCGGCATCTCGCACTTCAGCGACACGGCGACCCCAGCCCTTGCCGAAGGTGTCCCAGGTCGGCAGTGACTGCATGAAGGCTAGTCGTGTTTCCTGATACTTCTCAATGATGGCGGCGGGTTCCATCGCAGCCACCTTGGCCAGCGTACCCGCGCCGATAGCGCCGTCCGGCACAGCGCCAACAGTCTGCTGTAGCCACTTGGCGGCGCGCCCTGGGCCGCTGTTGATCGCTGCGTCAAAGACGGCATAGTCCACGCCGGCAGGCAGGTCGTCGCCGCGCACCTTGTCCCAGTATTTGGCCTTGTACATCGGGCCAACGATCTCAGGCGTTAGCGCCCGCATAGCCTTCTCGTCCACCTCGTGGCCGACCCACTCCTCCCAGACGCGCTTGGTTACTCCTAAATTAGTCATCCCCCCGGGATCAAGTTTGTGGTGTACATACCCTCCTTCGTGGTGGAGGATGGCCTTCAGGGCTTCGTCGAAGTTTTCTTTCACTTTTTATGGTTCCTCATGTCGGCCAGCTTCTCAACTGTGCGGCCACCAAAGTACGCCAGAAAGATGATCTGCCCCCACTGGCCAAGCAACTGGACGTAGCTCTCTTGGGCGTTGTAGCCGAAGGCCGACATGGCGGTGAACATGAAATACGCCACGAAGATGGCGATCAGCGCCAAAGGCCGAATGTTCTTTGACAGCCACGAATCGCTACCCATGTCGCTACGCCAGCGCTCGGTGACGTTCTCCTGCTCGGTCTTATAGATCTCGGTGTCGTTGGCCATCTTGGCCAGCTCACCATCTTGCGCCATCTTGGCCAGCTCTAGATTAGCCTTCGCCTTGGCCTCGGGGTCGGGAATCAACTTGTCGATGAGCTTGCCACCGACATCAAGAAGCGCTGCGAGAGGGAACATGGTTTACTCCTGCGTCTGTTGTACGCCGCCACGAGCGCCGCCGCTCAAGACGTTTGCCGCCGCGTCTTGCACCCAGTCGATGCCGTATCGACGTCCAATTTCGACGGCGTCTCGGACTTTTTGTGGGTCGATTGCAGCAGCGCGGGGAGCTACGGCTTGAAACACTTTTACGGCATCGGCTGGGTTCAACAACAGGTTCTTCAGCCGCTCTTCCGTAGCTTCAGACGCCTTCTTCGCCCAGAACTTGCTGAACAGCGACGTGATGGCGTAAGTAGCGCCGGAAACCGGGTTGTAAATGCGCGAAATGATCTGCTCTGGCGGAATGCCGGTAAGCTGTTCCACGGGTGTTTTAGGGACCGTCTCACCACGGAAAGGCACTTGCGTAATGTCACGCCCCATGCGCTGGGACACTTCCGCAAAATCGGCTACTTTCTGGGCGTAGGTCGGGCCAAAGACGCGGTTGAACACAGCCGCCTTGGTGCGGTCATTGAGCAACGCCACCGGGTCGCCAGCGTTGATGATGTCGTCCAGCATGAACGAACGCGCGGCGTTGACGGCGTCTTTATTTGCGCCGTATTGCTGCATGAACTTGGCAGTGAAGTTCACATCGCCGTACATGCGCGACACTAGCTCCTGCGGGCTCTTGAACCCGCTTTGGCTGACGATTTGCTCGCCCGCCACGCGCTGGAAATCAGCATTCAGACGGTTGCGCTGCGCAATCAGGTTTTGCACGTTGGTGCTGGCAGCTTGCAGTTCATCGCGCAGTCCAGGCACCAAGGAAACGCCGCCTTCGTTGGCTTTGATCCACTTGGCAGCGGCCTTGGGGTCAAGCACATCGTTTTTCAGCGCTGCGCGGCTAAAGCTATCCAAGAACGCATCGCGGGCTACCCGCACGCCCTCATCGCCTGTTGCGCGGATGAACTCATCGACGTTAGAGCGATTGCCAATAATCGCCGGGGCAATCTGCTCGACGAATTTCTTGCGGTCAATCGAGCGCAGCGTCTCCGCCGTAAACGGCAGCCCGACGCGCTGAAGGTAGGCGTTGTCCGCGTTGCGATACGCCGTCACAAAGTCGGGGTCCAGATTGTCGATATGACCGCCGACGCGCGATTTCAGTTCGGACAGCAAGCGGACGTCTGCCGGGTCTGTGGTTCGGCGAAGTTGCTTGTTGATCTCGCGCTTGAGCGAGTCAAGGTCTTCCACCGTAGCGGCGGCAAAGCGCTGCCCACCTTCAGTCATCGGACGGCCTTCGGCGGTCACGATGGCGCTAGGCTCCGTCGTCTCGGGGCGGAATCGGCTGCGAACGCGGTTGTAAATAGACGGGAATGTCTTGAACACGTCAGAAGCCTGCGCTCCCGCTACAAAGTTGTAGATGTCATCGACTGACCCGGCAGGCAGTTCGACATTTTTGGCTTGCGCGATCTTAAACGCCTCGTCGTACAGGGGCCGAGTAGAAGCGCGCGCTTCGTCTTCGCGCTTAGCCAGCAGCGACGACACCCGTTGGCCAAACGCCGTCGGATCAACGCTTTGATCCTGATATGCCTGGGCGATCTGCTCGTCAACGCTACGAACGCGCCGCGCTTGCACTTTAGCCAGATCAGGCCCAACAACATTGACCTGCGCTTTGGTCGGGTCGCCAAACAGACGAATTTGGTTGGCCGTCAGCGCCTGCTTGGCCTGCTCAAACTGCGCGCCGTATTGAGCGCGGAAAACCGGATCTTTAGACGCAAGGCTTTGGATGAAGTTGTTGATGACCGGGTTGTCAGCCAACAGCGCGCTGATCGGCATCTGAACTGGCGCGCCGCCAGGGGCTTTAATTGATATGTTTTCCTGCGCTTTAGCCGCTTTTGTCAGCGTATCCATGAACTTAGGATCCGCCGCTGCCGCTGCGATGAAAACGTTGCTAATGCGGTTATCGACATCTTTTAGCAGTTCGTCTTCAGGAACAGTCCCCCGCACTTTGGCCCATTGCCCTTTAGCCAAATCGTAAGCCTTGCCGCCCAAAGCCGTGGTCCGCAGAGCGCTACCCGCAGTAAGACCAGCGCCAGCGCCGCCCACTACGCCGCCAAGAATACGGCCAGGAGTTCCGCCTACCGCTTCACCGGCCATTCCGCCTGCTTCTGCACCCGCTCCGATAGCTACTTGTTCAGCGGGGCGCATGACCGTCTGGCCAAGGACGCCCATACGGCGCACGCCTGCCAACGGCGGGAACAAATAAGATTCGGGCGACGTAACTGCTTGCAAGCCACCGGCGATGATCTTCTCGCCCATCGTCTGCGGCTCTGCTCCCGTGGAACCCAACGCGCCCATGATGCCGCGATAGACAGGCTCACGGGCTTCCGCAAAAACTTGCCCTGGCGGGCGTTGAGGAGCTATAGGCTGGGTAGGCGCGCGCAGCGCCGTGACCAGCTCAGGAACGCCTCGCCCCAAAGCGCTTTCGCCAATTAGTGCGCCTAAACCTGCGACCAAGCCAGCACTTGACGCGGGGCCTTTACGCAAGGCTTCGGTCATGTAGCCTTCGGAAGAAGAGCCCGCAAGCATTTGCAACGTCTCGTTAGACAGAGACGCCATGTTTCCGGAAGCAATAGCTTCCAGTTCTGCATCGGACAGCTTGCTCAGGTCGGCCATTATTTAGCTCCTTGACGACGACGCGCCAGTTCAGCAGCCGCCTGCGCGGCTAAATCTCCGCCAGCAGCAGGCGCGCCTCCAGCCGGACGCGGGGCAAACTCAGGGAAGTCTAGCGCAGCGTCCACCGCTTCCGCAGAATACCCCGGCGAGCGCAGCGCAATTGCGCGCTGCCGTCCGATTTCTTGCATTGCTTTATTGGCAGAAACGGTGCGGATAGCATTCAAGGTCTGTTTGATCTTGTTTTGCGTATCGACAGTCGGCGTGCCGGTGAACAAAACCGAAGTCGCATCAGCCAGACGGCCAAGGATAGACGGGTCACCGCCTGCCTGCTCCACATCGCGGCGGCTCAACTGGCTATCGCCCAGCGCCTTGGCCAATTGAGTGCGCGCAGCGTTAAACGAAATAAAGTTATTGGTCTTGAGCGAGTCTTCAATGGCCGTCAAAGCATTGTCAGCAGCGAAGACCGCCTTGGATTGCGGATCAATCGTCTTTTGAACTTGCATGCGGAACGCAGGGATGTCAACGAGCTGCCTGTCGCCGGGGAGCACGTTCGTGATCGTGGTCTTAGGTTTGGCATCTTCAACGCGCTTGTTGACGGCGGCAATCTGTTGCTGCGTAAGTTCCGAGAAAGGTTTGTTGTACAACTCTCGCGCCACCGCCTCGCGCTCAACGCCAAACGTCGCAGCTTTAGCCGTACCTTCAACGCGCTTGTTAACGGCAGCGATTTCGGATTGTGTAAGCTGAGAGAAAGGTTTACCGTAGAGTTCACGGGCGATAGATTCGCGCTCGACGCCAAAGGCTTGTGTTCTATCTGGTCTGGCAGTCAGTTCTTCAAACTTGGCCAAATAAGCGTCGCGGAACTCTTTGCTGTTCGGGTCAAGGCCCAAACCTGCCGCATACGCCATTGCATTACGTTGTTCAGGCGTCATGCGCTCTGCGCCGCGTTGACGGGCCAAAGCGATTTCGCTAGACGCCTTACGCGCCGTATCGGCCAGCATCATCGCGCCGCGCGTATCGCCTGCTTGAGACAGTTGCTGTACGCCTGCTTGGATAGATGCCGGATCGTTGAAATCGATCTGTTTTGCCAATGACTGACGCAAGCTGATCCGCGCCAGTTCAGGATCAGTTCCGCCCAACGCGCCAGCGAGCTGGTATGCGCTGCGGCCAATGTTGAACTCGGCGCGTTGCATCGGATTGAGCTGGGCAATCGCTAGGGCGCGCTGATCAGCCGCAGCAGCCTGCTGCTGCTGATACAACTCAGGGGTTACACCGAAAAGGGATTGAACGATGTCGGTTGCCATAATTAAATATCCCAATTGATGCTAGTCGGAACTGTACCTTGCCCGCCAAAGCCGTACACGTTTTCGGCGCCATACGTCCGCATTGCTTGGGCTGCGTTGACATACGGCGACAGCATTCGGGACGCAGCCGGGTTTGCCGCAAACGACGACAGAGCCGTGGCAAACGGGTTGTAGGCGTTGGCAGCGCCTTGGGATTGCGCCGCCGCCATACCGCCTTGCAGCAGAGCATTCGCTCCCGTCGGGTTGGCGATCCGGCCACCCAGCGCCGAGCCAAGCTCCAGCGGTTGCTGCCCCAGCGCTTCCAGACCCGTAGCACCACCCAAGAAGGCTTGATACGGAGCCAGCGCGCCAGCCTGACCACGCCCGTACAGATCAAACATCTGTGCGCCCGTGCCAAACAGGCCCGTGCCGAACGCCAGTTGCTGCTGGCCTGCTTGCTGGGCCTGAGCGGCCAGAGCGGCGTCCTGCTGGGCCAGGGCGTTGTAATACGCCTCCAGCTCGGGGTTGGTTGCACCCAGACCAGCACCGCCGCCAGGGCGAGTGCCCGTAGCGCCGACCGACAGACCGCCACGGCCCGTCTGGAACAGTTGGTTTTGCAGTTGCGACAGTTGGCGCTCACGGCTGGGGGCCAATAGCGCTTGTTGACCTGCCATGTACTTGGCTGCAACCTGCTCGGGCGTTTCGGCCAGATACTGCTCGCCCAGGCCAAACAGACGCTGTCCAGCGCCCGTCAGCGGAGCAAACTGCTGCGGTGCCATCTCAGCCTGAGTCAGACCTTGGCCAGCCAACCCCAGCAGACGCTCTTGCATGCCAGCAAACTCAGGCGCCAGCGTGTAGCCAGCACCAGAGACGCGGCCATCTGGGCCGTATTGGAACGCCGACTGGCCGAAGCGCGTCGTAATGCCTACCGGGCGAAAGCGCGATTCTTCAGCCGCCATTTGCGCGGCTTCTCGCTGCGCGTCGGCCTGAATCTGAGCGGCTCTGCGAGCAGAGCTGCCTTGCATTACGCCTCCTAAGAGGCCCCCACCAATGATTGCTGCTTCAACGCCCATCATGCTCTCCTGACATATGTCTGCCGAGGCTTGTTATCAGCGCCGACAAAATCTTCCAAAAACTCAAAACCGAACAACTTCAAAAACTTCTCGTGCTTCGCATCATCGATCTCGTGGATCGCGTACAGGTCATCCTTTTGCAATTTCACGAGATCGTCCAACATTTGCTTTCTTACCTCATTCGTCCAGCGTCGGCAGTCGCAGTGGATGAACTCAAACCCGTTGTAGTCTTCAAGATACAGGGTGTAGTCATCGCAGGCAACCACCGGCGTTTTCACGCCGTCCGTTTCCACATATACACAGTAATGAACGGCTGGTAGTTGGCGTTGGTGCCAGACGAGCCAGTCGTGCTGTTAGAGACGCTGATACCAGTCGTCTCGTTGCTGCTTCGGCCAATCGTGGCGTCAGTAGACGATCCGGCAAAAATATAGCTTTCGCTGTTAGACGCCCAAGCGTTTGCAGCAATCTGGTTAGAACTCGTGACCGTTGTGTTGGGGAAGACGGAGCTAATCGCCACATCTGCCGCCAACTTATGCCTGTGGCCGG